TTCGTAAGAACGGCTAATGGCTATTGATCGCGCCCTAATGGGTGAGCCTCTAGAAGAAGGCGAACAAATCGAAGTTGAGATTGTTAATCCTGAGCAGGTAGGCATTAACACGCCTGACGGTGGGATGCTAATCGACTTCGATCCCGACATGGGCGAGATGATGGGGCTGGGTCATGATGATAACTTGGCAGAAGCAATTGATAATCGCGATCTTGATGCTCTTGCCTCTGAGCTTGTTGGTTCATTTCGCTCTGATAAAGAGAGCCGGGCTGATTGGGAGAGGTCGTATGTTAAAGGTCTCGACCTTCTTGGCTTAAAGCATGAAGACCGAACCACCCCTTGGGATGGCGCGTGTGGTGTATTCCACCCTCTGCTGACAGAATCAGTTATCCGATTCCAGTCGCAATCTATCCAAGAGATATTCCCCGCTAGTGGTCCAGTTAAAACATCTATTGTTGGCACTGTTGATTCTGATAAAGAGCGGCAAGCAGAAAGAGTTCAGGATTACCTTAACTATCTTCTGACTGAAAAAATGACAGAGTATCGGTCTGAGACCGAGAAGATGTTGTTCTCTTTGCCCTTGGCGGGTAGTGCATTCCGTAAGGTTTACTACGATCCTAATCTGGGTCGTCCTTGCAGTATGTTTGTTCCTGCGGAAGACTTTGTGGTTAGTTATGGTGCGTCTGATTTGACGACGTGCGAGCGATCTACCCACGTCATGAAGAAGAGCAGTAACGACATCCGCAAGTTGCAGGTGTCTGGATTCTTTGTGGATGTGGACTTGCCAAGTCCAGCGCCTGACATTGACCCTGTTGAGCGCAAGTACAATGAGCTGACAGGCGATTCGAGTAGTTATGACTACGATGATCGGCACACTCTGCTTGAAATGCACGTCAACCTAGACCTTGATGGATTCGAGGATACCGAGGGCGGCGAGCCTACAGGCATTGCACTGCCCTACGTTGTTACTATTGATCAGTCATCGCGTACCATTTTGTCGATAAGACGTAACTGGTATGAGGAAGATCCAAAGAAATTAAAGCGTGAGCACTTCGTTCACTACCAGTACATGCCCGGATTAGGGTTTTATGGCTTCGGATTGATCCACATGATCGGCGGATTGGCCAAATCTGCTACGTCATTGCTCCGACAGCTGGTGGATGCGGGCACATTGTCCAATCTGCCGGGTGGTTTGAAGTCCAGAGGGCTACGAATTAAGGGTGATGACACCCCAATTATGCCCGGAGAGTTCCGAGATGTGGATGTTCCGGGTGGAACTATCCGAGATAACATCAGTTTCTTGCCCTATAAAGAGCCAAGCAACGTTTTATACCAGTTGATGGGCGATATTGTAGAGGAAGGACGCCGATTTGCGTCGGCAGGCGACGTAAAAGCCGCCGATATGAACGCAGAAGCACCCGTTGGCACGACTCTTGCGCTGTTAGAGCGGGCAATGAAGGTAATGAGCGCAATTCAGGCGCGTTTGCATGCCTCAATGCGTGTTGAATTACGCATTCTAACGCACATTGTGCGGGATTTTGGGCCAGATCAGTACCCATACGCCACTAAAGGCAAGCAAATCCTGCCAGAAGACTTCGATGACCGCGTTGACATCATCCCTGTTAGCGATCCTAACGCAGGAACGATGGCACAGCGCATTATGCAGTACCAAGCGGCGCTACAGCTGGCGGCACAAGCCCCAGAAATGTACGATTTGCCACTATTGCACCGTCAAATGCTAGAAGTCTTGGGTATTCGTGACGCTGATAAGATAGTACCGACTGATGCGGACATGACGCCGACTGATCCGGTCAGTGAGAACATGAATTTGCTCAACGGCAAGCCAGTTAAGGCGTTTATCTACCAAGATCACGAGGCTCACATACAGACTCACATGAGTTTGTTGCAAGATCCGCAGGTCATGGAGGTTATGGCTAAGAGTCCAAACGCGAAGAGGGCACAGGCAGAGCTTGCGGCCCACGTTCAAGAGCACTTGGCATTCAAGTACCGACAGGGCGTGGAAAAAGAGCTGGGTGTACCATTGCCACCGCCTAATGAGCCATTACCAGAAGATATCGAGTACCGCATTTCTCAGTTGGTTGCACCTGCGGCGGCTCAGTTGTCTGGTAAGGCGCAACGCGAACAGCAGATGGAGCAGGCTCAGAAGCAAATGCAAGATCCGCTGATTCAGATACAGATGCAAGAGCTTCAGATCAAGCAGGCTGACATACAGCGTAAGGCTCAGGCTGAAATGGCCCGAATACAGCTGGATATGCAGAAGTCTATGGCTAAAGCACAGCTCGATCAGCAACGCCTTGATCAGGATCGACAGATACAGACAGCAAAGATTGGCGCTCAAATAGCTAAAGACAATACTCAAGAGCAATTAGAGTTGGATCGAATAGCTTCCCAAGAGCAGATAGCTGGTGCTAAACTGGGCGTTGACATTGCTAAGGATTTAATGGGTAATAAATGAGCCTTGAAGAATCAACAGTTACTGAGTACTTACGATCTAAAATTAGAGAGCACATGAATGATATCTCTGATCACATTAGCGGCGGTGCTTGCAACGATCACGCAGACTACACCCAGTGCTGTGGGATCATTAAAGGTTTGGCGATAGCCGAGCGAGAGATACTGGACATAGAAGCCCGGTATCAAGACTAGCGACTCCAGACGCATTTCTGGTGCAACGACTCTAGGCGTTTTCCTAGTGCAACGACTCTGGGCGTTACCCAGTGCGAGGTAAGTATGAGTGAAGAGGAAGCTCAAAAGGCGACCCAGCTTCCAGAGCCACGAGGCTACAAGGTCTTGATTGCTCTGCCAGAGCCCGAGAAAGAGTTTGAGGGCGGCATCGTAAAAGCATATAAAACGCTACACGATGAAGAAATTGGATCTATTGTAGGTATGGTTATCTCAATGGGTCCAGATTGCTATGCAGATCCCACGCGATTCCCCAACGGTCCCTACTGCAAAGAAGGTGACTTTATTTTGATGCGTTCGTACTCCGGTACGCGATTCAAGATACACGGCAAGGAGTTTCGTTTGATTAACGACGACAGCGTAGAAGCTGTGGTCCAAGATCCAAGGGGGATTGTGAAGGCATGAGCGAAGATCAAAACGATTTGTTTATAGAAGAAACCTCTGCGGAAGATAAGTTCTTTGGCGTCAAAACAACCTTTGATAAAAAAGCAAAGGAAAAAGAGGCGTCGGACATAGAGTTCGAGGTGGTTGATGATCGACCAGAAGAAGATCGCAAGCCATCAAAGGCGAAGAAGGCTGAGGCGTCAGAGGAATTTGACGAAGAGCTTGGCCAGTATTCTGATAAAGTTCAGAAGCGCCTTAACAAGCTTAAGTTTGATTACCACGAAGAGCGACGACAGCGCGAAGCCGCAGAAAAACTGCGAGAAGAAGCGATCACCTATGCTCAACAGGTAGCCAACAAAAACCAAGAGATGGAATCTCTTATCTCGCGTGGCGAAGCCGCCTTGGTTGAGCAGGTTAAAGAGCGTGCGGCAATGGCGCTAGACAGTGCTAGGTCGGCGTACCGAAAAGCGTACGAAGAGGGCAATACGGATGAAATCATTGCTTCTCAAGAAAAGCTTAATCGCGCTCAAGCAGAGTATGCGGAGGCTGAAAAGTATCAGTCCCATAATCGTCAGCAAGTGCAACAGCGTAATCAGTATGATCAGCGGGCGTATCAGCAAGAGATTGCTCGACAAGCCGCATTGCGCGTGGCACATCAACAACAGCAACATCAAAATTTACAGCCCCAGCAACCTCCAGCACCAAGCCCCGAAGCAAAAGAATGGGCAGACCGAAACGACTGGTTTATGAAGGAGGGGCATGAGGAGATGACGGCGTTGGCTTACGGCGCTCATACCTCAGCAGTACAACAAGGAATGGATACGAATTCTCAGGATTATTTCGATTACATTGACAATCGGATGCGTAAATCATTTCCAGATTATGATTGGCAGGATGAGCGGAGTTATGGACGTGCCGCAACTGCGACTGCTAATCAGCGACCCTCGTCGGTGGTCGCTCCGTCCTCTAGAAGCAACGGAGCAAAATCGCGCAAAGTGCAGTTAACGTCCACTCAGGTTTCTCTCGCCAAGCGACTTGGGTTATCCCCCGAACAATATGCCAACCAACTCATAAAGGAGCGTAAGTGATGGCAGAAGAGCGCACCCCCAGAACCAAAACCACAAGAGAAGTAGAGTCCCGTCCAAGTGATAGTTGGATACCCGCTTCAATTTTGCCAGACCCAGATCCTCGTGATGGATGGGTTCACCGATGGATACGAACCAGTACCCTAGGTGAGTCAGACAACACGAACGTATCGAGAATGATGCGTGAGGGATGGCAACCTGTTAAGTCGGAAGACTACCCTGAATTGCAATTGCAGTCAGATGTAGGCTCTCGCTTTGTAGGTAACATTGAAGTTGGTGGCTTGTTGCTCTGTCGTGCTCCAAAAGAGAAGATGGATCAACGCAACAATTACTATCAGAATATGGCCGAAAATCAGATGCAATCTGTGGACAACAACTTCTTGCGTGAAAATGATCCTCGTATGCCGCTCATGAAACCTGAGCGCAGTACGAGAACTACATTTGGCAAGAGCTAACCCCTAAAAGGTGGGGTGGCTCTAACTCTCAAGGAGACTGCAAATGGCTACATCAGCTACCCCGTCCGGGGCAGAACCTGTAGACACGCTAAGTGCATCAGGCTCTTTCACCGGGAAAGTGCGCCATATTAAGATTGCCAACGCTTACGGTACTGCAATTTTTTATGGTGATTTTGTTAAGTTAGTTGCAACAGGTACTGTCGAGAAGGCCGTAGTAACAACTGCTGTCGTCGCTGGCACTGTCGGCATTTTTGTCGGCTGTAGTTACACTGACCCAACCACAAGCCAACCTACATACTCACAATTCTTCCCTGCTTCAACTGCGGCGGACGACATTATGGCGTATGTAGTAGATGATCCTAAGTTGCTATTCCGCATGCAGGCTGACGAAGCTATCGCTCAGACCGGCCTCGGAAACAACGTCTCGGCGGTTAACACTGCGGGATCAACTTCAATCGGTCGAAGCAGAAACGCCTTGGATGGTGGATCTATCGCTACGACTAATACACTACCATTACGAGTTGTTGATTTCGTAGATGGCCCATCAAGCACTGTAGGTGATGCGTTTACAGATTGTATCGTCACTTACTTGCCGTTGAGCCATGCTTATGAAACCGCGCTCGGCGTTTAAGGAGAACTAAGCAATGGCTATTTCACGCGCACAAATGCTGAAGGAACTCCTGCCGGGGCTTAACGCTCTTTTTGGTTTGGAGTACGAGAAGTACGAAGACGAGCACGAAATGATCTATGAGACAGAATCGTCTGATCGTTCATTCGAAGAAGAAGTGAAGCTTTCGGGCTTTGCGGCGGCTCCTGTAAAAGCTGAAGGATCAGCTATTAGCTATGACTCAGCACAGGAAGCATTCACTGCTCGTTACAACCACGAGACCATCGCAATGGGCTTCTCTATTACAGAGGAAGCTATGGAAGATAACTTGTATGACTCATTGTCTGCTCGTTATACCAAAGCTCTTGCCCGCGCTATGGCTTACACCAAGCAGGTTAAGTCGGCATTCCCGCTTAACAATGGCTTCACCAATGCTTTCCAGTCTGGTGATGGCGTTAACCTGTTCACCGCTTCTGGTGATGGTGTAGCTGGGGGTGATGGACACCCGCTCGTAAGTGGTGGCAAGAACAACAACCGTCCTGTAACGGCGGCTGACCTCAACGAAACCTCGCTTGAGAATGCAGTGATTGAAATCGCGGCATTTACTGACGAGCGTGGCTTGTTGATTGCGGCACGTCCTCGCAGTTTGATTGTTCCACCTGCGCTGATGTTTACAGCAAATCGCTTGCTAGAAACAACTCAGCGTGTTGGCACTGCCGATAATGATATCAACGCTATCCGTAACATGGGCGCAATCCCAGAAGGATACTCTGTCAATCACTACCTGACTGACAGCAATGCGTTCTTCATCATTACCGACATTCCAAACGGCATGAAGCACTTCCAGCGTACTGCTCTGGAAACTTCAATGGATGGAGACTTCGACACTGGCAACGTTCGCTACAAAGCTCGCGAGCGTTACAGCTTCGGTGTATCTGATCCACTTGGCATTTACGGATCGCCCGGCGCATCCTAAAGCTAAACGGGGGGCTTCGGCCCCCTTATTTTTTCCTGACAGTTTTTAACTGACATCCCAAGACAGGAGATTGACATGGGACAAACTACCTTTTCAGGACCAGTAAGGTCCGAGCGCGGCTTTACAGCTGTTGGCTCTACAGCCGTAGTAAACATCACTACGGAAACAACTCTCACATATGCTGACCACGTAGGTCGCATCATCGAAGTCAATGACGCGGATGGCGCGGTAACACTGCCGTCTATCACTAGCGATACCATTGGTGCAGAGTACACATTCTTTATCGGCACAGATGCTACCGATCTGGACATCAAGACAGATGGCACTGACAAGTTTGTTGGTTCTGTTTCTGTTGCTGGCACAACTACAAAAGCGTTTGCGCCCGGTGCGACTAATGACGTTATCTCTATGAACGGCACTACAACTGGCGGTGATGCAAACTCCGTCGTAAAAGTTGTTGCACTTGCTACCGCTGAGTACATGGTTCAAGGCGTTCTTATTGGTTCTGGCACAGTAGTAACTCCATTCGCAGACTCTTAATAGGAGATAGCTCATGGTTGATGCAGTAGCTACGCAAACCATACAGGAGGATGGCAAGACAGCCATCTTCCGCTTCACCAATGTGTCTGACGGCACAGGCGAAACAGCAGTCAACAAGATTGATGTGTCTGGTCTTAGTCCTGACCCGATGACAAACAAAGCTTGCACCAGCGTGACCATTCAGTGCATCTGGTACTCGACTGTCGGCATGGGGGTTAAGATCTTCTTTGATGCAACAACCGATGTTCTTGCATGGGAGCTACGGGCTGACGACGCTAGAACAATAGACTTCACCGACTTTACTGGCATTCCTAACAATGCAGGCTCAGGAAAAACAGGTGACATTCTGTTTTCTACGACAAGCGC